GGACATCTTTTTGCTCCAACAGATACTAGCATAAATCCAGCTAATGCAAGAGGAACCATAAACTATATCACGGGCGCTATTGACATAACAAGCTTCACGGCAGCCATTCCTACAGGTAATGCTATTAACGTCCAATATATCCCTTATGTAGCAAGCCGTCCACAATCTTGTGTTTTCTTCCAAGATCAGATCATTGTTTATCCTATACCCGATCAGGCTTATACGGTGTCATTTGAGGCTTATAAGTATCCGACAGCGTTTTTAGCAACTGATATTTCAGGAACGTCGACGCCTCAGCTTAACGAATGGTGGCAGCTACTCGCTTATGGAGCAGCTGATAAGATCTTTGCTGACAACGCAGATCTAGAGAATATGATGAAGTTTAGACCTTTATTAGAAGAACAGATGAACCTGGTTTTGAGAAGGACTATTGTTCAACAAACGAGTGAAAGGTCAGCGACGATATATACAGAGCAAGCTGGACCTCCGCAATATCCATTTGGAAATCTTTTTAGCGGATTTTAACGTTTTCCAGCTTCCAAAATGGGTATATTGGCTTCAGTAGGAACATATATAATTTCTTTGTTGCTGGACTGCAGGGATGTAATCCATAAATATCTTAGATATCCTTCGTTGTTCTTGAGAGATTCTCCAATGATTTTATTTGCTTCTGCTACTCCTTTAGCCCTGATTATTTCTGCTTCTGAAAAATGTTTTGCACTTTCTTCAAAAGCTTTCGCCTCCAATGTTTTTATTTGACGATTGGACTGAGCGTGCGCAAGTTCTGCTTCTCCTTCTTTCTTTTTTGCCCAAACACTATAAATACGACCACCTGCACTAAACATCCAAACAACAATAGTAATAAGCAAAACACATAAAGAAATAGTTTTAATTACAGACCATATACCTTGAACTTCATCTTTGTCCATATTTCCTCTAGACAATTTTAGGTCTGTTTCTTTCTTCAATGGCGCAAAGTCGTCCATGGAAGTCTTTCATTTCAGATTGGATTGCCTCCAAAATACGTTGAGTCTCTTTGCTATATTGTTTGTTTTCTTCCCTGATGTTTTGAGAAGCCAAATCAGCACGTGTTGTAGACCACATGAATAGCCCCAACATCGTTCCTATGTTAGCGATTACAACGGCTGCAATTGTAATCAAGTGTGTAATTTCCATCTTTTTTCTCCTATTTGCCTCTATTGTAGCAAAATGCTAGGATGAGGTAAATGTATAAAAATTATTTGAGGACTCTATGACTTTTGATCCCACTATCCCTAATACAAATCATTTTGTATCCGCAGATCAACCACAGATAACAATTAACTTTGGGAAGTTAAACGATATTTTCGATATAGACCATGTAAAATATAACGATTTAATCGTTGGGAATAGAGGAAAGCATAAACAAGTATCATTGATTGCTCCTGTTGCTGCTGCTGGTGCTGGAACTGAATCCATAATTCATAGTGTAAATGGTGTAGCAAGCAGCGTCAGTTTTAATGGAATTCCTCTTCCTTTCTTTGCTAATTCTGTAGGCGATCTACCTATGATTCCTGACATATTAAAAGGAGTGGGGAATGATTGGAGTTGTAAGATTGGGAAATTAATTCTAAATTTTGGATTTAATGTAACCAATGGTGGAAATCCGAACGCAAGTGCAATAACATTTAATCAAGCTTATACTTCAAATGCCACAGTATTAAGCGTTCTTTGTGTGAGAACTGGAGCATCTTATGCTACTAATAGTGATATTCAAGCAATAAGTCCTATTAGTACTGGATTTTCTGCAAGGACGTTTGTTACTTCTGGGGCGGTAAACTTCTATTATTTAGCCATAGGCTACTAATGTCATCACCGACATTTGCTATTGTCAATCTTCGTGACGGTGCAAGAAGGGATGTTGAGCCATTCCTACTAGAAAATGACGCTTTTCCAATACTTGAAAACGCTTATCTGTTTAGAGGAAGAATCCAAAAGCGTTCATGCTTCTCAAGGCTTGGAACGGGAACTAGTCGTCTAAGATGGCAAGTAGGAACAACGGATGGAGCAGGAGCTGCTGTAGTCGCTCTTAATGATGCTCCCATTACATCTTCTATTATTCAAATAACAGTAGGGTCCACTACTTTTACAGATTCAGGGGCTGTCGACGTTCCACCCGCTCCTTTACTATCTACAAGCGGGGCTACAGCGACTTTAGATAGAACAACTGGTGTTTTGACCATTGCAGGAGCCCCAGTTTTAACGCCTATTTATTATTATCCTGGCCTTCCAGTAATGGGTTTGAGAGTTGTAGAGCAAGTCTCATCAAACGATGTAATTAACGATGAATTATTGATGGGTTTTGATACTCGATATTCATATATTTATGACAAACCAACTCAAAACTTTTCTGCTGCAAATCAGTTTGTAACAAGTAACAATGTCTTTACTTGGGAAGGTACAAGTTCAGATCTTTTTTGGACGACAAATTATTATCAAGTTTTGTGGGCAAGTAATAATGTTGCCGGACTTCATGCATCAGTAACTGCAGATGCACCAGGGGAAGGGGATGGAATCCGCTGGTATAATAGCGTCAACAACCGATGGAGTAATTTCAATCCTGGATTGAATGGAACGACTACACCTCCGGTTGCTGCCACGGAATTCCTTTTAGGAGGATTAATAATCCTTCCCTATAAAGATAGGTTAGTTGTTTTAAATACTATTGAGGGAGCTGCTCTTAATGGAACTAGATTTCCTCAACGAGCTAGATGGTCACAGAATGGAACACCTTTTTATGTAAATGCTCCTGCAGGAGGAACGTTTTCTACAAACTCTTGGAGTTCCGTAGAAGTAGGTCGTGGAGGGTTCATAGATGCTCCTACTCAAGAACAAATCGTTTCTGCTGAATTTATAAAAGATACTCTCGTTGTCTTTTTCGAAAGATCTACTTGGCAGCTAGTTTACACAAATAATGAAATCCTACCATTTATTTGGCAAAAGATTAATACCGAGCTTGGATCAGAATCTACTTTTAGCACCGTGCCATTTGATAGAGGCATCTTTTCTGTAGGCAACTATGGAATTATTACAACCGATTCTGTCAATGTTGTTCGCATAGATGAGAAAATTCCCGATGAAGTTTTCCAAATACAAAACAAAAATAATGGCCCCAAAAGAGTTACGGGCATACGGGATTACAATTCTCAATTAGTCTATTTTTCTTATCCGATAGCGGTCGATGAAGATAATGAAGGACCATCCTATACATTAACCTATCCCAATCAGGTTTTAGTTTATAACTATCTCGATGGATCATGGGCCGAGTTTGATGACTCGTTTACCTGTTTTGGATATTGGCAATCTGTTACTGATAAGACATGGGCAGACATCCAGCAATCATGGGAATCGTCAAACTTTGCATGGAATTCTCAAGTTTTACAGGCTAAGTATCCGGATGTTGTAGCAGGAAACCAAAGAGGATATGTCTTCGTTTATTCTCAAATCCAACAAAATGGACAAAACGTTCCCAGCTTAGAAATTAGCAATGCCAGCAACCTTACTATCACATGTCCCGATCATAACTTAGTCAATGGGGATTATATCCTCATTACAGAAATGACAGGATTTACAACATGGAATAATACGATTTTCATTGTTGCCAATGCTAATGTAAACACATTCGATTTAACGCTTCCTTCTCCGAATGTTATTCCGCTAGCTACAGGTTACACAGGCGCTGGAGTCATCACCCATATCCCTAAACCGACAATTATGACAAAAGAGTTCAACCCTTTTTATCAGCAAGGGGATTCAACGCGTGTCAACTACATCGATGTTTTAATGGATAAAACAGCTGCAGGACAGATCACCGCAGAGTTTTATACTAATAGCAATAACAATATCCCTATAGAATCTGATCTAGTTTTAACATCACCTGAGCCTGCTTCTTCCTATTCAACAACTCAGCAAAGGATTTGGCATAGGATCTACTCAAACACATTTGGGTCATTTTTTCAGAACAAGTTCACTTTGAATGATGATCAAATGAGAGACCTGTCTATTGCAACATCGGACATAACAATCCACGGTCTTGTCTACTACGTGAATCCCGCTGGCAGGTTGTCTTATGACGTTTAATCCTACCAGTTCTATAGCCCCATTCCTACAAACCAGTGTCTTTTTCCCTGAAGAATTCGATGAATTTAGAGTTAAGTTTTTGCAACTTTATAGAGACATATCTAACTCTGTGAATGTAAGACAAATTGGGGTCTTTGATTTGCAAGAGTTTTTAACAGGTGAATCATGGGCTACCAATGGCGATCCTCAAAGAAAGAAACAGACATACAGAACCATTTACTACTTCAGCGATGCATCTCTTAACTTTGCACATAACATAACGAATATTACTCTCACGACGCATATCTATGGGTCGTTTACAGATGGGACTAACTTCTATCCGCTGCCGTATGTGTCAGCAGTAGCCGTTGCCAATCAAATACAAATAGTTGTAACGCCGACTAATATCGTAGTGACGAAAGGTGGAGGGGCTCCGGCTATTACTAATGGAGTGATTGTTTTGGAGTATCTTCGTAATTGACTCAAATGTCATATTACCACTGAGCTAATTGAGCTTTGCTGGCTAAAGGACTTGAACCCTCAACACCCTGATTACAAATCAGGTGCTCTACCAATTGAGCTAAGCCAGCATACATTCTCACATCAAATATAACACCTAATTTTTATTATTTTTATATATTTTATTCAACTTTATTTGTGAAATAATAGATTCATGCACATTATATATTTTAGCAATTTGTCTTTGTTTATAAACGCCAGTTTTAATTAACTCCCTGATTACAATAACATCTTTGTCTGTCAATATAGAATTTGGATTATTTTCTCCTCTTAAAAGATTCTCTTTTTGCAAACATCCACAACTAAAAACCCTTCCTACAATATCTCCCCGGCGAATGATTTTTTGTCCACATTTACATTTGAATAAATAAAGAGAATATCTTCTACTTTTTTCATTTTTCCAACCGATAAATTTAATTGCTTTTAACTTTCCACTTATCTGACCTATTTTGCGATCTTTGCTTTTAAAATGTTTCTTATAATTGGTAAAACATATGGAGTCGTAACGATTCATTAATGGTTTTGGCTTAACTGGACATTTTGAGCATCTTATTTCTTTAAGTTTTCCAGCTATAGCCGATTTCGTTTCAAAAATGTTCCCACAATCGCATTTTATTTTGTAATAAATTCCACGATTTTTTTCCTTATCATATTTCCAAAATCTATCAATGATTTCTATTTTTCCAATACGTTTTCCAATATAATTCGATGAATGAGAACAACGTAAACATCCTTTTGTGTGGCCAGCGAGGATATTAGATTTAAAAGGATAAATTGTATTACCGCAATCGCATTTACATTCAAGACGTTTGAATGTTTTCCGGTTCTTCATCTTTCCCTCATAAGGAACAGAAAACTCTCGGATTACAATAAGCTTTCCAAATCTTTGATTTAGAATATCTCGGCTACGTCCCATCTTCCAAGCTTATAGGATTATGATTTTTCCAATTATATATTCCAATCATTTGTCGTGTCCATTCCTTGGAGTTAATTTGAGGCTTTAGATCAAACCATCTCTGCTCTAGCTTACTGAAAAATATTTTATTATTAAAGGAAGGCAGAAGCACAAGATTTCGATAACCAATCGAAAAATCGGCTGTAGTAAACATAGAGAATGGTGTTATTCTTTTTTCTCTAACAAAATGCATAAAATCTAAATATGAATTTATGATTATATCAATATGTGTCATTTCATTAGGAAATTCAAATTTACCTGACTTAATGAAATCAATAATACTTTTATTTATGCCACCAAACACTAATCCGAAGAAACATTTGGGTTTAATTTTCAAGAGATTTAAATAATCATGTAGTTGGATATAGGAAGGAATCTTATCTTTGTTTGCATAAAATTTAACTACATCATCGAGAGACAGTTTTTTTTGAAAAAGATTTGAATTCAGGATATGGTCATAAGATAGATCAGATTTAATATAGAAAATAGGCAATGACAATTCTTTTGCTGCTTCAAGACGATGTTGGCCGTCTACAACCTCCATTTTCTCATTAACTAATATTGGATGCAAATGAAGAAGATTCTCTTTTAAGAGAATGGCCTTTAAATTTTTTATATGTCTACTATTCTTTTCTCTATTAAAATTGACTTGTTTGAAGATTGAATAATCTAAGGTTTGTTCTATTTGTGGCGCATCCATGTAAAGTCCTTTCTTTAAAAATTCTTTAAGATTTTATCGTTTTTTTGTTTTCATCGCTATTCATATAAATTCTTTGGGTTAAAATAATTAGTTGTCTGTTACAATGCAGAAAAAAGGTTTAATTATGTCCGTCGTTGCTCCATGGATTCCTAAGAAGGTTGCAAATCCTATAAATGAGTTTTTGCTCGGAAAAAAAGAAAGAACTCAACAACTGCCAGCTTTTAACAAACAACAGCAAGCACTACAACAATCTCTCATTTCTCAGTTACTTGGACAAAACGCAAACATTCAGCAATCGCCTCTATTCCAACAAGGTTCCTCCTTCCTGCAAAACCTTCTCTCTGGAAGTCCAGAGGCGACGGCTGCTTTTGAAGCACCTTATATGCGCCAATTCAACGAACAAACCATTCCAGAATTAGCGGAAAGATTCTCAGGGCTTGGTTCTGGTTCTCAACGTTCATCAGCATTTCAACAAGCTCTCGGATCAGCTGGAGCAGGATTGCAGGAAAATTTAGCATCTTTGAGATCTGGACTTCAAATGCAAGCCATTCCGCAAGCATTTAGTTATGCTCAGCAACCTATCAGTAACTACGCGTCACTAGCCAATCAAGCTTTCAGACCATCTTTTGAAAACATATTAAGACCTGCAACAGGTGGTGTATTAGGAGGTCTGTTTGGCGGAGCATCTCAAGGATTAGGACAAGAGGGTGGAATGGCAATGATGTCAAAGCTGCTTCCCTTATTGGGATTATTATAGGAAAAATATGGTTCAGATAGTAGAACAGCAGGGGTTTGGCGATATTATTGGGCAAGGACTTGGTTCAGGATTAAGTCAGGGAATTAGCACTGCCCTAAATGAAATGTTAGAACAAAAAAAAATTAACACCCTTGAACGAG